ATGTATGCAGAGCAAATCCAACTCTTACCGACTCCCCTAAAGCCTTCGATAATAGCTCGTCTATCTCCTCCTTGCATGTATGCGGCGATTTCATATTGAATAGGTGTAGGGCTGGGTAGGTTTAGGTGCTTCCAGACAATATACAAGAAGTTCCTAAAGTCTTTTAGTTTGTCTGGAATGTCCACTGTTACTTGTTGTTTCCTCGGTTCTTCTTCTTACTTTGAATCTTCAGGTTACTCGCACCGTTGTTCTGAGGGTTGCGGTCTGCGTGATGAACGTCCTTACCTTGAACGGCCTTTTTGCCTCTCCTCTTGATGACGAGGGCACGGGCTTTGTTACGGCCAGCACGGCGTTTCTTCTGTCGTGCTGACTTGTGGTAGTTGTCGTATTCTTTTCTGTAATTTCTAGCCATTGGATGCTGCGTCAAAGGGTAAGATGTCTGCCAGTTGCTCCAGAGGGTTGCCTTTGGACAACCCGGCGTGGATGCCGTTGTCCTTCAGTAACTGTCTAGCGGCATTGAGGTCGCTTGGTGCAGCCTCGCCTGACTTAATGCGGGCGATAAACTCATCAATAAGCAGCCCTTGGAGGGCATTGAGCTTTTCTTCTTGGTTTTCTATTTCGTTCGACATTCCTTAAGGATTCTAATGATTAAATAAAGTAGACTCAGTAAGCCTACACCGATACCAACGAGAGCGTTGATTTCCGATAACGTAAAGGTTCCTAACATTCCTACTATGCCTACTGCTGCTGGGGTGTGGGTGGAGTCCATGGGTCTATTAGGCTAGTTGTCCGTAAACCACAAATTGCATTGTAATGTCTGATGCGTCCGTCTGACTAGCATCCAAGTCAAAGCCAGAAGCACTTTTGTTCAACACAAAGGGTGGATATTCGTTGCTTCCTGATTCAATCGAGGCCACGACTACATAGTTTTCGCTTGACATGTTGTTAAGAAATGTAATACGCCGATGGTCTTCCACAGGCTCACCGACGGTGCCATTAACATTATAACCCGCAACCAACGCTGGAGTGGAAGTATCAAAAGTAATAACCCCCCAAGCCGAAGCCACACCGGGGTGGTGCTTTAGAGTCGCTGGAACACAGATACCCGCAGCCGACTCTCCTTCCATTTCCGTTTTTATAGCCATGTCCACCTCACCTTGAACAATACCACCCGAAGGAAAGGTCAAAGTCTTCGACGACAGGTCCAACGTCGAGGCCAGCTTAGGAGCTGTGACCGCCCCGTCGTCAATCTTAGCGGTCTCGACAGCGTCAGCCGCCAGCTTGCCAGTTGTGACGTTTAAGTCTTTGATTTTAGCGGTCTCAACGGCGTCGGTAGCCAGCTTACCTGCTGTTACGTTTGCGTCTTTGATTTTAGCGGTCACTACAGCGTCGGTATCCAACCTAGTGGCGGTTACCGCAAACAACCCGATGTCATCCGTTGCTTGGACTGACCTCGATGCGCTGCCCGGTGCGTCCTCGGCTGTCTCCTGAGCGGCAAACAGTGCTTGTCTGTAAGCGGTATCCAAGTCAGCCTCGGAGATACGAGAGCCGGACTGGAAGTCAACGATAGGGTTGAGAGATGTTGACCTGTAGATACGCGCTTCGTCGGTATGAGCCGCCAATAAAACGCTGGGAGCGAATGCAAGAGTTACCAGCTTGGTCGAGGCGTCAAAACTGGCGACTCCGATGGTTTGCCAAACGCTGCTGACCTTCACCGCAAAGCGGACGTCAGCGTCGTTGATGTAGTCAAAATCAAAAGGACCAAACACTGTCTGGCTTACGGCATTAGTTCCACTGGACCCAGCAAGTAGGTCGATGGTAGTGTATGAATTAGGCATGGTATTTTTTATCTATTAAGTTTAGCTAAGTCAGCTCTTAGTTGCTTGAACTCTCTTTCGGTCTGACGCCGAGCGTAAGCTCTGTATCTGGTGAATGTTTTGTTAAGAGCTTTACTTCTCGGGTGGTCTTTGTGTCGGTTCTCCTCAGTGACCGGAGGTAGGTTCTGGTAGTCGTTAGACTTGATTTTTTCACGCAAAGCTTGACGAAGCGTGAGTCTACGAGGTCCCAACTTCATAGTTCCCGAAAGGTGCTGCATACGGTCGTAAGCAGTGTCGCCGTCTTCGTTTCTGTAGTCCCTATAGTCTACGAGATTACCTGCGATGTTACGGCTGTGTCCCATGCGTCTACGTCCGACCGCTTGGTGTTCAAGCTCCATATCAACAATGTCGTTCGATGTTTCAGAAGAGAAGAACGGGTTCAGTCCTTTTCCAAGAGACCCGGTTGTGGTTTTGCTCTTTCTGACGATTTCACCTAACGAGTTACGACGAGGCATCAGCTTTTTACCGAAACGCACAGGCTCTGGTAGGCGCTTTCTCAGTCTATCTAGGAACTCCCTAGCTTCCAAGATAGCAGGTTCTTCTTGGTAGACGTTCTGGGACCAGTTGAGACCATTAGGAACAAAACCAGCAACGATGTTACCTCCAATGTTAGGAATCGCTTCAGTGGGCTTTTCCATCATGTCTAGAAGTTCTCCCATGTTCTCAATGTAAGACTTGTTGCTTACGTTGTTAGCCATTGCTGTAGCACAGATAGCGAGAACTTGCATTAACCCTTCTTGTTTTTCCTCGAACTCATCCTCGTCACCAAACTCGCTGACTCCGTCATCTCTCATTTCCCTAAATCCTGTTGCGACGTCCGCCATGATACCCAGAGTGGTAGCGAACGGGTCAAGACGCTGGTAGCTAACCCACTTATCGCCCACCTCAATAGAAAATTCCTTTTTGCCTGTAGCTTCCCAAGCTTCACGCTTACCGGGGTCTTTTGGAGCCGAACCTGTGATACGCTCTCCAATGGTTTCGATATGCGCGAGTAAAGTTCCCACCGACATAATAGCCGTAGACAAACGACCAACGGTTTCAGCGGCTTGAATAGAACCTTCGTTTTGCATGGTGTCTAGGTAGCTTTGAACCATTTTACGTGTTTCATGCAAGGGGGACTCTACGTTTTCTTCAGCGGCTCGTTTTAATTCGAGAAGCTCAAACCCTTCTTTCAGCTCTTTGTCTGAACCCTCTTTTTGTAAGTTCTCTAATATTTTAACTCTATCTTCTTCAGAAACCTTGGAAAGTTGCTTTTCATAGTCGTCCAGAACGCTTTGAGCTTTGGCCATTTTCTCTTGTGCTTCCGGCGCTTTGAACTGTTCCATGAAGTCCGTTGGGTCCTGCTCGGCGTAGCCTTTCTTCTGTGCTAAGCCTTCTGTTATTTCTCTACCCGCTTTAACAGGGTTAGGCAACGTGCGTCCCAAGGCAAACAAAAGAATGTTGGAGGGGGTCTTAACAAACGGAATAACAAACCCCAACCAAGGGCTCATTTGGGCCATGTCTCCAGTTGTTTTGAAGAACTTATTGGTGACTTGGTTGGTAAAGGTGTTTACAAGCGCCCACTCTGTTCCTGCTTTGACTAGCTCCTCCCTTTCAGAGAATCCCATGGATTTATTATAAACAATACCATCAACGCGTTTCAGGTCGTTGCTGCTGTAGTGGTCGTCCATGTATCTGTTAATATACTCCCTTTCATTAGGGATGTCTTCTCCAGCTTTACGGGCTGCGACAAGAGCTTGAAGCGCTTCACGTTGGACGTTTTGCTCATTACGGAAACGACCCTCTTTAGTAATCGTAGAATTGAAGCCTTCTTCAATGTACTCGGCTAATTTGCCGGGTTGTCTGTGGAGTCCTTTTTTGTATCCACTCAAAGCTAGCGATGTCTTGATGCGAGAGCGGTAGCTTAGTTGTTTGAAGAACTCATCACCCATCATCATCACCCGAGAAGGGAAACGAACAGCTTTGCCTACCCAGTTGATAGCCTCGCGTATGAGGGTCCCGTCAGGGTTATCTACTCTGATTTCGCCTTGAGGTGAGTGAAGTCGGTCGTCCCTGAATGCGGTGTATCCAGCGACTGACCTCGCTTCGTCATCTACGCCTGACTTCCATGCAAACTTAGCGGCATCAGCAAAACTATGCATGTTAAACATAATTCTAAAGTTAGCTTTAACTAAGTCCGTGTTTCCTGTCATGGCTCCTCCTGCGATTGACTCAATGTGTCGTAAGGGAAGAACAAGCGCTCCGCCAAGGAAGTTGACAATCCAAGACGTAGGGGAACCTAGAATAGCGTTGTAATACCACTCCTGAGAAACAGCGAGACCTTTTCGACCCGCTAACGTCCATTGAGATAAACCTTTGTTGACGCCCACTTGGTTGAAGTCTTTCGCCATTTGCTCCATGCCCTCTGTTCCGGGGGCAGTTTTACCTGACTTCTTAAACAACTTCTGGAGGTCTTTGATGACTCTCTTGTCGGTAACAACTCCTCTGTTCTGTCTACGGTAAAGCTCGCCTTGTTTCTTCATCGCGTCTTTCACGTCTATTCCTAGAGACCTGTGTTGTCCCGCGATGTCCCTACCCAGAGAGCTTTGCCCTGTGCGGTATAGGTCTTGACGCTGTCTAAGCCCGAGGGACAACTGCGTTCCGAAGTCGGACCAAATCTCTTGAAGAGCTGACCAGCGGTCCATGGCTGAATAAACTTCCGTCATTGCCTCTTCTTTATTTAAGATGTTGAGTCCTTCTTTGGACTGAACTTTGACGGTTCCACTTTGCAAAGCAGCGCTAGCGTTTGTCACCTTACCCTCAAGGTCTTTTGCTATGCTGTTCATGGCATCGTAGAGTGCTTCAGCTTCGCTTCTAACAATCTGCAAGTCCTCAACACGGTCGCGGAAAGGTGTTAGGTCTATTTCCGATTTACCACCTGCGCCTTCCATTCCCGCAACTGTAATTTTACGGGTATCCTCTAAGAACTTCTCGCGAGCCTCTGGACTCATTTTACCCTGCTTACTGTTTTTCAGGGATATTTTAGCTACGTGTCCTAGAAAGGCTCGCATTTCAGTCACGCTATTAAGAACTCTGACGCCGGAAAGCATTGCTTGAGGGTTCGTTTCGTCATACAGCCCAGCGTCTTTGACGGTCTTGACAGTGTGCGCCTCGATACTGCTCATCATGTGCTCGGTGCCTCCTTCCTTAGACTGCTCTAGCATGTCCTTGGCGTAAGCTCGTTTCGACTCAAGAGAAGACGTAACGCCTTGCATATCGTGTTCCCTTAAAAAGGTATCAAGCTCCTCTTCGGTGGCTTCATCGACGTTGAAGGGTTTAGCTTCAGGGGCTGGAATTTCTGCGACGTTGGTTTGCGCTTCCTGAACACCCGGAGGTCGAGGAGTGTTTATCGGGTCTTGCCCGGTTAGGTTTACGTGGTCTTGCACACGCTCGGCGTCTGCAATACGCATTTCAAGTTCATTCGTAGCGTTCCTTTGGTTACTTGTGGGTGCGTTTTCAGGGTCGCCAAGAACATCTAGCGCGGCTTGAACCTCATCTGGGTCTTTTCCTTCTGCTACTTGTTTTGCGACATTTGCTTGCTTTTCAGCATGCATCCCAATTAACTTTTTATTACCTTCGACGGCTTCTCGTAGTTCAGGGGCGACGATGTTTCCGTCTTCATCAACAACATCGGTGTAACCTACCTCAGTAAGGTTCCCTTCTCGCTTAGGTTTGATTTTTCGATACCCTTTAGCAACACCTAAACCAGCGAGACCTAAAACCTCACCAACAATAAGTCCTTCTATCGCCAACTTACCCCGCTCGATAAACTCGTTGTGGTTTTCAGCGTTAGGGTCGTAGGCTAGCCAGTTGATTATATCCTGAACAGGACCCTCTCCTCCTTCATGCGTGGCCAGCATGTTTGAAAGGCGCTCCTCCTGTCCTTTGAACACTAAGAACTCGGCAATAGCGCCCTGAGTGGCTAGCTTGACTCCGGTCTTTGTTCCGGTCTTCAGCTTGCTCAGCTTCGTCATTGTGTCAGGAGAGAGATTGAGCTGATTCTTAGAGTAACTCTTAAGAATACCCTTGCCTTTGGACAGAGCGCTTGTCATGCGGGTGACCTGTCCTGCCTTTCCAAGTAAAGACACTGCTCCAAGACCGCCCGAGAAAAACCCCGAGGCAAACTGAACAAGACCCACTCCGAATCTACCTACGCCTGTCTCCGAAGTCCCAAACAAACTATTCTCTTCGCGGTTCCAATCCGGCAGTCCGTCCTCCGTGAATGTCTCGAAAGCGGCGTCTGCTAAACCATAAACACCTTCAGCCGCCGCTTCTATGCCGCGAGGTACGACCATCGCGATGTCCTTAACATAGTCCAAGAATGAGGCTTCGTCTTCATCTTGAGGTTCCTCTGTTTGAGACTCCTCCTCTTCCTCTTGCGGTTGTGGGCTAACTTGAGGTTCAATAGGCGCGACCGCTTCTTCTTCTTCTAAAAGCTCTAGCTGCTCATCTTCTTGTGTAGGCGCTGGTTGTTCCTCCTGAATAGGCTCTTGTTGTAGCTGCGCTCCTAGCGTTGCTTGGTCGAACTCGTCCAGCCCTACGTTTTGGTCAAACAGGTCTCCTTGTTGTAGTGCTTTATCAAAAGAATCTGATGTATCAATCATGGTTGCTTATTTAAGTGTTTATTTAGCCTTGGCTCTTTGGTTAAAATAATAACTGTTGTTATACTGAGACCTGAAGAAAGTCAATGGGTTATCAAATCCAAACACAGTGTAGGCGTTCTCTAAATCTTTTGCGTCCCAGCCTAGCTTTTCCCTTAAGTTTTCGATGTCGCTTTTCTTTGGCGGAGCGTCGCCGAAGGGTATGCCTAAGAGTGGTGCTTGGGTTTTTAAGAAGAAGTCAGGAGGGAGTGTTATGTCTTC